AGAGTCTCGTTCTAAAATTTCCAATCTTGTTACGGCTGTTGTGTTTCCTGCTCTTGAGCCCCATACTGGTCGTCTTAGGATCAATGGTACTCCTGTTCATTACGATGCCTTTATTACTAATATACTCAATGGAAGCATTAAGGCTAAGGCTAAAAACGAAGACTATAGTTGGAAAGTGATTACATATAAAGCAATACAGGATAATGGAACTCCTCTATGGCCATCATGGTTTGGTCACGAAGAGATGCAGAGAAAGAAAAAGTTTTATGCAGATTCTGGACAGCCACAGAAATTCTATCAAGAATATATGATGGAAGTACAGAGTGAAGAGGATGCAATATTTACTAGAGAACATATTAAATACTGGGATGGTCAGTTTATTCATGATGAAGAATCTGGCATTAGCAGTGTGGTAACGGAGGATGGAGATGTCAAACCAGTCAATGTATTCGCGGGTGTGGATCCCGCTACGGACTCTCAGCGTAGGGATGCTGATTACAGTGTTATCATTTATATTGCTTGCGATATGGACAATAATATTTATGTTCTCGAGTATCTTCGCAAGCGGTCTTTACCTGTGCTCGGTATTCCAGGGTCTGATAAAAAAGGTATTGTCGACTACATTTTCGACTATGGAAAAATATATCATCCCTTAAATCATACCATTGAAGATACATCAATGTCTAAGCCAGTGTTTCAAGCTATTAGGGCTGAGATGAGAAGAAGAAATGATTTTTCAATTGGTTTTCGTGAAGAGAAACCAGGGACTAGAATGAGTAAGAGAGATAGGATACAGGGCATTTTAGCCCAAAGATTTGCAGTTGGTCAGATGCATATTAAGAAAACGCATTATGATTTGCAAAGAGAGATAATAACATTTGGGCCCAGGATGGCTCATGATGATACGATAGACGCATTAGCATATGCATGTAAGTTTGCATATCCGTGCGACTTTGGTCAAGATAAAGATGGAGTATGGAAGAAAAATAAACCTAAAGCTAGATCATGGGTAACAGCATGAAAAGAGATGAACTTATAAATATAGTAAGAATCTTAAATCTAGTAATTGGATTGATGAATATCTATCTATTTACTGCTGGAGCTGGGTATGCCTTGTTAGGACTTGGCGTGCTTAATGTTGGCGTATGGGCTATGACGAGGAAGGTCAAGATATGAAGACTTGTGTTATGGAATCTATTATTAGGATTAATATTTTTAGGAGCTAATCGCTATGGAGTATACATTACTGATGAGTGTCCGCAGGCGAGTTACAGCTGTCCAACAATATGTGATGTGGATCACAAACACCTACCATTAAAGGAGTGCAAAGATGCCAAAGAAAAAAAGAGCAGACGAAGTAAGGAGTCTCTACAAGCTAGCGAACAATTGGACGAGGAAGCAGTGGGAATTCATTAATCAGAAAGGATTTGACTTTGCTCATGATGAACAGTTGACCCAGGAAGAGAAGGATTCCCTGGAAGAGCAGGGTATGCCTACTTTTACTATTAATAGAATCCTACCTGTTGTGGAGATGCTTAATTTTTATGCAACCGCAAATAATCCTAGATGGCAAGCAATAGGTGTAGAGGGATCTGATGCAGACGTAGCATCTGTTTTTGGAAATCTGGCAGATTATATCTGGCATTTATCTGATGGCAGTACATTATATTCTAATGCTATAAATGATGCTATTTGTAAAAGTGTGGGATATATGCTTTTAACAGTTGATCCAGATAGAGATGATGGTATGGGAGAGGTGGTAATACAGCAGCCAGAACCATTTGATATATATGTTGATCCAAAATGTCGTGATATGTTACTTAGAGATGCGGCTTTTATCCTTATTCGTAAAGTATTGCCTAAAAATCATTTAATCAAACTATTTCCTGACCATAAGAGAAAGATTAATTCAGCTTCTTCAGATGAGTCTAGAGAGAATAGCTGGAGTGTAAGATCTTCAGGTGACGCAACTCAAGAGTTATTTGCATACAATGATAATGAAAATGCAAGCGAAGCTATAAATCCAGATGGATCAGAAGATACGATGATTGAATTCTTTGAGGTATATGAAAAGTTAAAGGTACCTCATATGAATGTATTTTACAGGGTCCCTCCATCTCCAGAGCAATTACAGCAAATGAAACAGCAGGTTGAAGTTAAAATGAAAGAGATGCAGGCTGAAATGGAAGTGCAGTTGTTAGAACAGCAACAGCAAATGCAGGAGGCAGTCCAAAAGGGAGAGATGCTCCCAGAAAGATATGAACTTGAAATGCAGAAAGCACAAGAACTGATGAAGGCTCAGTTAGAGGGAGCTGAACAACAGTATATGAGTGAGTTGCAAAATGAAGCATCTAAAATTGAAAATAAGGTTATTAGTGAGAAAGAGTTTAAAATCCTTATGACTGATGAAGGTTTTGCAGAAAATGTTGTTGGTCAGATGAGATTTCATGCTCATAGGATTCAACAAACCTGTGTTGTTGGAGATAAGGTTTTATATACAGAGGTATTGCCAGAAAATATTACAGATTATCCATTAGTACCATTTCATTACAAATGGACAGGTACTCCATTTCCAATGAGTGCTGTAGCTCCATTAATAGGAAAGCAGAGAGAGATGAATAAATCACACCAAATTATGGTGCACAATGCATCACTTGGTAGTTCTTTGCGCTGGATGCATGAAGAAGGGTCTATAGACATGGACTATTGGGAAAAGTATTCATCTTCTCCTGGTGCCTTGTTACCCATTAGACCTGGTGCTACTCCTCCTACCGCAGTGCCTCCAGCGCCATTATCCAATGCATTTTTTACTATAGTTCAACAAGGTAAAAATGATATGGAATATTTAGCTGGCATTTATTCTTCCATGCAGGGAGATACGCAACAGCAACATGAAACATTTAGAGGTATGCTGGCATTAGATGAATATGGTACTAGAAGAATAAAGCAATGGATGCAGCATTCAATAGAACCAGCTTTAAGACAATTAGGAAAACTTGTTATGCAATTCTCTCAAGCAGTATATACAGCTAATAAGAGATTTAGAATTATACAGCCATCTGCCCTTCAAGAACAGAGAGAGCAAGAGCTTAATATTCCTCTTTATAATGATATGGGAGAAGCAATAGGAAAATCTATGGATTATAAGGCTGCAAAGTTTGATGTTCATATTGTGGCTGGATCTACTCTTCCTGTTAATAGATGGGCATACTTAGAGGAATTAAAACAATTAATGCAACTAGGAGTGGTGGATGATATAGCTGTTCTTGCAGAAACAGATCTTAGAAATAAGGAGGGTATAGCAAAGAGAAAATCTATGTATGCCCAGATGCAGGGACAAATAGGACAAATGGATGAGGAGATAAAAGATCAGGCTGGAACTATTGAAACATTAGAACGTCAACTAGTTCAGGCTGGTATAAAGACAAAAGTAATGCAAGGAACTATAGAAGTTGAGAAAAATAAGCAGGATGCTAAAAGTTCTGAGCAGGCTGCCCTTCTTGAAACTGAAGCTCAACAGAAACTTTTGCGTAATGTGATGAAGAATGAAGCTGAGGTTGCAGGTCAGAAAATGGATCTAGCAATTCAAAGTGCTACAAATAATGCAAAAAAAGATTAAAATAGTTGTTGCTTTATACTACAACACTCTATATAAGTTTATAGATTCTTAAATAAGGAGAATAACAATGACAGAAGAAACAATCCAAAGTAACCCAGAACCTGTAGAAGATGCAGTTTTTGGCTCTAAAGGAGACGACTTCTTTGAAGCGCTAGAAAATGATGTGAATGGCGCTATACAAGATACTCCATCAACCTCTGAGGTAACCCCTCCTATAAATAGTGGCTCCGAACAGGTAACCCACGCTGTAAACGAGGAAGGCTCCAAAAATGAGACGCAAGTCGATTGGGAACAGAGATACAAAGATTCAACCAGAGAAGCTCAGCGAATGCATCAAGAGATGTCTGATTTGAAACCTTTTATCCCAGTTCTTGACGCAATGAAGAATGACAGTGGTCTTGTAGATCATGTCCGTAGTTATCTGACAAGTGGTGGCAAACCTTCAGCTACTATCCAGGATCAACTTGGATTAGATGAAGATTTTGTCTTTGATGCTCAGGAAGCAATGTCTGATCAAGCTTCAGACTCTGCAAAGCTAATGAATGCTCACGTGGATCGTATGGTCCAGGGAAGAGTTGGTCAAATGTTAGGTGCTGAAAAGGAAAGAGCTGCTAAGACCCATGCTGAGATTACTCGGCAAGGTGACGAGAAAGCATTTCGTGAAAAGCATAACATGACCGATCAAGAGTATGAAGGTTTTGTTGAAGCTGCTAAGGAGCATGTCTTAACTTTAGAGGATATTCATTATCTTTTAAATAAAGAAAAGACGGCTACCAATACAGCAAATTCTACTAAAAAGGATATGCTAAATCAGATGAAGAATGTACGGAATATGCCTACAAGTGCCAGTGGAGCAAACTCGCAAGGCTCTAAAGAGCAAAGCGTTGAGGATAATATCTTCGATTCTTTGAAGGGCGTTGACGGTGATTTAGATAACCTGTTCGGATAGGCACGACAAAAAGCTTTGAAACGGCTTTTGCCTGTCTTTGAACATAATTAGGAGATAGACAAATGGCTGACGTATTATACGGGGGCAATAGCTACAGCAGTTATGGTAGTATTGGCTCTTTTAGTGATACAGATAGTCCTGGCTCAGATGGTACAGATTTATCGACTGGCGATCTTAGACGAAAGTTTAATTTCGGTGATCGAGTATCTGAACTATCCTTGGCTCAGGATCCGTTCTTCCGTTTTGTTTCTATGGCTGCCAAAAAACCAACCGACGATCCTCAGTTTAAATTTACTGAGAAGCGTGGTTCTTGGAATAAAAGGTATGCCTATGTAACAGGATGGGTAGAAAATAATAATGTAGACGTACTGGGAGGTACAGGTGGAGATGCAGACCTTACTGCATATAACGATGGTGGTGCTCCAGGCAGTTTAGCTGCAGGCGATAAATTCAAATTGTATATGGCTACTGATTACCAATCAGCAGGCAATATTCAAAATGTATATGGCCAATCTGGTGGTGCTATTGCAGTTGGTTCAACTGGCACTCGTCCAGCTTTCTTCCTTCCAGGACAAATAATAAAAGTACCTATGTCTAGCACTGATGGTGGTGGCGCAGGCGGTGAATACTTGTTAATGAAAGTTACAGCTGTAACAGATGGATTGACAAAGGATTCTCGTGAATGTGTCATGCTAGATTGCGAACTTATTCGCGATGTACTATCCAGCTCTCTTTATATTGCTGGATGGGCTAGTGATGATGTAGATACTCAAGTATATGATGAATCTATTTCAGGTTCATTGGAAGGTGAGCGTACTTATGTTGTTGGTTCAACCTTTGATAAAGGTACTGGTTATCCAGAAACTTGGAAAGATCAGCCTTATTCAACTGGTTATGGGCAATGTCAAATCTGGAAAACTTCAATGGTTATGGATAACACTGATCGTGCTACCGTACTGAAGTATGAAGGAAATGAATGGGCTCGTATCTGGAAAGAAAAGTTGATTGAGCATAAATGGGATATCGAACAGTCTTTATTGTTTGGTTCT